GTTGATGTTTTTCCTTTCGCTAGATTTTTAAAATATTCAGATTCTTCAATTCTTTGTGCTAGTTCCTTTTGTCTTTCTTCATCTCGACTTATAGCAAATAATCTATTCTTTTCTTTTGCTAATTCTAATTCTGCTTCGTTTTGTCTTGTTTGACTTTCTTCAAATATTCTTGATTTTTCTTTTGCTAAATCTAAACTTGTTTCTTCAAATTCTAATTGTTCTTCTTCTTCCCTTGCTTCTTTTTCTTCTGGTGTTTCTGCACCATCTATCCTAGTTATTATGCTATCAAATTCTAGTGCGTTTGCTTCTACATTTGCAGAAATTAATCTTTTAAAAGGCATTAATAAAGGGTTTACTGTTGCTGAAATAGCTGCAAAATTACCTGCGTATGATTGATATTCTGCTAGTTGTGCTATTATTGCACCCGCTTCTTCTTTTGTTATTGTTCCCTTTTCTACTTGTTTTGCTACTGAATTTAATTGAAAATTTATTCCGTCTACTATATTGTCAGATGCTAACCATGTCATGATAACATCTACACTCGCAACCCCTGCACCAAATTTTACATAAGGATTAGTCCATAATTTTTTTAATCCTGCCGGAGTTAAAGTTTTTAATAGTTTTTGTGCTTTATTTAAATTTTGTGTAAATGGTTTTAAGTGTTTTATGTCTGCACCTTTTGGTAATACAAATTCGGGAAATCCTGTTTTTGTTCCTTGTTTAGATCCTAATCTGAAAACATCAGATATTGGCTTTTCTAGTTTTGATCCGGGCGTTTTTACTAAGGCAGCTGCTTTATCTGCTGCTCTTTTTGATGCACCTTTTGCACCCCCCTTACCAAGTACCGTAGTTCCCGAAATCATTTTCTTTATTGATAATAGTGATAATATATCTAGTAATACCAAACTTGTTCTAGGATCTGCTAATAATTTCGCACCCCAAAAATCTCCTAAAAAACTTTCTCCTTCTTGCACTCTTTCAAATTGTTCTTGTGCTTGTCCAAATAATGATTTATCTTCTTCTGCTTCTCCTTCTCCCCCTAATCTTATAGGTGCTGATTCTTCTTCTCCCCCTAATCTTATTGCTTCCCCTTCTTGTTCTCTTGCTAATCTACCTTCTGCTGTTCTTCTTTCTGATTCTGCATGAAGTTCATCTGCTCTCGCTAAATCTCCTTTTCTATCTATTCTTCTTTGTTTTCTTGCTTCTTGTTCTGCTTGTAATCTTACATTTAATCCTTCTGTTGTTCCCCCAAATGCTGCTGCTTCTTCTAGTATTTTTTTCCTATGTGCTTTATTTTGGATATTACTCTCCATACTTGACATAAATCTAGCTTTATCTTCTGGGCTAAAACTTTTTGTAATTCTCGATAATTCCTTTCTTGATGATTTTTTTGATATTAAAACACTTTTTCCCATTATTTTATTCTTTTATGTAATTTATTTATAGCTTCTGTATTGTTTTCTACTGCTCTCATTAAACTTCCATTACTCTTTATTTTATCATATAATAAGATTATTACGACAAGAGGTAGATCGATGGTATCCAAGATGGTAAGTATTTCAATCATTGTCCAACTCCTGCCGTAGTATCATTCGGTTGACTGGCCATATCTCCATCTTTCGCTTTATCGCTTAATACTTCATTTTCTAAACTTGCTGGAAATGTTAATTCTATATCAAAACCTAATTGTTGTTTAACACTTTCTTCAATAAATAATTGTTCTTCTTCAATAGTTTGTTGAAATGCTAAATAGGCAATCTTTGCACTTGCTTCTGTAAATTCTTGTGAGTTACCTATTATTATTTTTGGAGTTCCTGCCGCTTCATAAAAATAATTATTTAATGCATCTATCCATGCTAACGGATTTAAGTTTGCATTAGGAGATAGTGAGATCACTTCAAAATCTACACTATCCTTTGGTATATACATATTTTCTCCCTTCCCCTTTGCCGCATCTACCTTCGCTTTAAATGCCGCAATCTTTGAAGTATCATCTGTATCTAATTTATACGCAATCATAGGATCTACGTTTCTGTGCATTACTCTTTTCCAATCACTCATCGCTTCATTTCTCATTAATATAATTTCTTTAAGAGTTTCTACCATACTCACTCCATGAATTTCATCTGCTACCCTATTTCTTGCTAAATGAAAAATATCTTCAACTTCAAATTTATGTAATATCTCATTATTTTTCCCTAATTGTTCATATCTTTTAATTATTCCCTTTTTATCGACGACGATTCTTATAACTTGTGGATCTAAGCATTTAAGATTAATTAAATTTCCTTCCCCATCTCTTATTACTTCTAAAAAAGAATCTCCCCCAATATGATATGTTCTTATTGCATTTTCAAGAATTGTATTAAATGTATCTTTACCCCAACCCCTAATGCCATCTAAAATTGTTTGTGCTATTGGATCTTGTGCGGTGTAACCTTTACCTACTGTCCATGTTGCTTTTGCATCTATTGCCGCTCTTAATTCTGGAATCTGTTTGTAATATCCGAAATATTCTGTCCATTTGGCATTATTCCATTTTGTTTCACTTTGTCCTGTTGCTGCATCAGTAGTTTCACTACTCACAGAAAAATCTGTAAACGCACTTTTAATATCACTGCTTACACTTTGTCCTATATCTAAAATTGCCATTATTGTTCTATTCCTATCATTACAAGATTATTACCTGATGTATCCATAACCACTAAAAATTCCTGTCCACTTGTTGCCATTAAGGGTACACCAAAATCTACTTCTCGCGTTGTATCTCCCGCTAGTTCTTCTTCAAATATAGTATTACCATCTAGCCGTAATTCAAAGGTTTGTGCACTAGCATTACCATTTATAAACATAATTTTCGTTACAAAAAAAGTTTTTCCTGCTGTAACCGTGTAAGCTGATTCAAAACCACTTCCCGTTGATTCATGATGTACAAATTTTGTTGTTGTTGCATCTTGTTCAAATTGCGGGCCGACTACATTTAATCGATTATCCTCAGTTTCTATAAATCCAAAATCTAATGCCATCTTATAGTGTTGGTATTTCCCCCTCATCTCTTTGATCAAATTTTGTTACCATACCTTGTCTTAACATATCATCTCCCATATCTATTCCCCCTTCCGATATTTTTCCTAATAATCTTCCCCACTTATCAACTCTATTTTTAGGATTCATATCTACATCAATTATTTTCCCTAATATTCTACTTTCTAAATATCTTTTTACTTTTTCCCCGTTTGGCTCATTTAACTCGGGTGCATCTATATCTAAAAATCTTATAGGAAAATCAAAATCTCTAAAATCGACAGATACCCTAATAGTATCCCCGTCGGTAACTTTTATAACCCTAGCGTGGAAATCTTCAAATATCTGCCTATGCGGTGAATCCCAATAATAGATTTCTGCTTGACTATTTGTCAGTTCCGGAAATCTTTTAAAATCATGAGGCATTGATAAAATCTACCGCTATTTGATCTCTCAATAACGCTAACCCCCTTAGTGCTGCATCTCTTAATATGTTAATACTATCTTCCGCATCTATTCTGCTTGTGTATCCACTCATATCATACTGAATTACATATATAGCTGCTAGATTACTTGCCGTTTCTTTTAATATTCCTTTTACATCTGCATTTAAACCTGCATAAGCATCTGAAAAATTATATCTACAAATTACATTTATTAAACTTTCAACTTGTGCCATAAAGTCATTTATGTATAATTCTGTTGCTGATGTTGTGCTTGCTCCACTACCTGCCTTTCTTTTAACTTCTTCCGTTGTTGCAAATATACCTGTATCTACCATTAAATTAGGAGTAGTAATAAATATTTAAAGTTTTGTCTTTGATACACCATGCCGCTCTAATTATTGCTTCAACAATATGTGTGTAATTTCCATAGATTCTTAACTTTCCATTCTCAATTTCATATTGAATAGATCTCAAACTTTGTTTTATTTCTGGAAGATTAAATAGTTTAATTTTACCACTCTCCATCAATACTCTTAAATTGTTATATAGATCTTCTTTTAACAATGCCTTAACTCTTTGATTGTCTGTTATTTTATCTTGACTTCTTTTTGCATTATTAATTGCCACTACTTTTCTTTTTGTCTGTTCATGTTCTAGTAATGGATCATAAACTCCCACACCCATTCCCCCATCATCAATATATATTTTCTTATGATTGATTAATTTATCTTTATGTAATATTAACCTTGTGGTATCTGTAAGTAATTGGCCATCTGGAATCTCCATATCAAATTGAATTAACCTATCTCTATCTATTCTATCTAATGATACTAACACGGTTTCATCTCCCCCCATTCTCGCAATATCTACGCCTTGAAATCTATCACCAACAGGAATATAGGGCTCTACTTTTTGAGTACAAGAATTAGTTATCATAGCGTCTGAGAAAAAACGCTGTATTCCCCCAACAAATAGTCCTAAATATTCCTGCTGATATTGAAGTTTAGTCATACGATCTTTCTCATCTTTTAAAAATTCTACTAGATGCGTCTTTTGTGGCTCTTCTCTTTTTTCTGCTACTGCTTCTGTTGATACATGAATCTTTGTAAAATTATTATTCTCATCTGTAAAACATCTGTAAAAATATCCTGTTGTTCCAAATGGAGTACTCAATAAATTGATAGTACCCCCCGTTGTTGCTAGCATTGGAGTTACGGCCGCCCACACATCTTCTTTAATGAAGTGTGCTTCATCTGCATATAATTCATTTATTGTATATCCCCTTATACCATAACCACTATCGCCAGTAGGTAAACAATGAATAATAGATCCGTTCTTCAAATGGATTGTGTGTTTAGTTGGTTTCTTCCTTCCCTTCATAATTTGATTTTTATAGTTCTCGTAGATATGACTTAAAATCTTCTCAAATAATAATAATGCCTGTCTTTCTACGTGAGCAATAACCATAATAGTTTTCTTACTTTTAACAGCACTCTCCCCTGCTTTAATTGCGATAACCGTACTTTTCCCCACTTGCCTTCCGGAGCATAAAACTAGATTTCCTTCGGTTTCTAATACTTCCTTCTGCCAATCATCAAGATTCATTTTACTTTACCAATTCTTGACAAACTAATATCAATATATTCTTTTGCAGTTCTATGAGAGCAATTGAACATTTCACAGATATAAATATTAAATTCCTTAATATTTACTATTCTATCTTCTCCGTATGCTTCCCTTAATGCCGCTTCCACTTGATTAATTTTTTTTCCTCTATCCATAATTTATATAATACCATATACTATTTAAATGTGTGTGTTGCTTTTAGAATTACTAAACTACCTGTTCGCGGAGCGTTAAAAAAACGCTAAGTATAATATATTCGCTACTCGCCGAGCGTTCGCGAAGGTGTCAGATGGTTATACTGTTCTGCGGCCAATTGGTTTATAGTAGCCGGTCACTATATATTGGTATAACACGCACGCATTATCACCCTTTATTATCCCCGTGTCCAAGCCGTGGCCTTTAAGTTGTCGTTAATAATAGTAGTGTATTACGCCTTATCACTTTATTAGGTCATCTACATCGCTTCTCATGCGATGTATATTATAAAGATTTTAAAACTTTTTAAACATTTCTGTTAGATGTCATCTAGATTGAGTACTAACAATTATTATTTTAAAATATTTTAAAATTTGTGAGTGAGATCCTACATACATATAAAATCAATACTTTAATAATCGCAAATGGGGTGGGGTGCATAAAGGGGCGGGGGGTGTACAAGGGGTGGGCGAGCATACTAATGCCAACGTAGTTGGCTAATGTATGTGAGCATGGGCGAGGGGTGGTTACGGCGGGCTAGCTAGCCAAGCTAGCGGAAGTGAGCAATCAGCGAGCGAGGCATAGCGAGCGTAGCGAGCACAGTCGGCCAGCGTTAGCTGGCAAAAGACTTTTAATGAGCGAGCGAAGAGCGAGCGATTTAAATGGCTTTTAGCTATACTTTCAATCCTTAAAAGTTAGGCACTACGAAATAGCTTTGTGATAGCAAAGCTAAGTAAATGTAGTAGATAAAACTTTCGGTTGAAAGTTAGGGAAACGCACCAGTTGGTAGAGGTGATAGCATACGCAATATACCATGCGTGAGCATAAAAAAAAGGGCGTTGGCACAACGCCAACACCCATCAATAATAATTAATCAGATTTACAATAACACCCTCCGTTTGAACTATACACACCACATACATCACATTGATTATATAATGCTTCAATCGCATCTATTAATAATTCACCACGTTCTTTGGTTAATTCAATTCCAATTTTTAATTCCAATTAAAAATTAGCTATAATAAATCCATCTGAATCTTCAATCTCTATAACTTGAGTGTGTTCTCTAAGTGTATCTAAATCTGGATAGTCATCTTTATCGTAATCTATATGAAAATCTTTTAAATTTTCATATTCACTATATTCACAACAAATAGAAATACAATCAATCTCTATCTCGGTATTAGTATCTTCTTCTAAGTCTTCAAAGTACTTAAATAGAGCTTTTTTACCATCATAGCTAAAATTATTGTTTCTATCCATAGTTTTAAATCTTTGTATAAATCCCCATTCTGTAACATTTTCTTTCATTGTAACTTTTACCCCCTTACAATCAATTTAATTTAATAACCCTAAAAAAAAACGGGCACAAGGCGGGCTAAACCTTGCACCCTTGAAAAAACTATCTCAAATTAATGAG